AAAAACAGCCCAGCAGACCGCACCGTGTATCCCCTGGTGTATCCCCTGTATATCGCCAATTACGAATATTCAATAAATACAGTATGTTAGGCGTCCAGTTCAATTGCCTGTGTAGCCACCAAGTACCTGTTTACAGATGTCTCCATGAGTCTCTAAACAACCTCAAGAAGCCCGCCTAGTGCGGGCTTTCTTGTTTCTGGCTATCTCTCCCTGTATCCCTCTATACCTTCCCTCCGTGTATCCCGCTGTGTATCCTCGACAAATAATTGAACCGAGGGGATACAAGCCAAAATGAAGCGCTCCGAGATAAAACGCCGCCCCCTTTCCGATACCGCATTGGCCGGCCTTGAGCCTGACGCCAAGGAGTATCGCGAGCTCGACGGGAGCGGCCTTTATTTTCGCGTGAAGCCTGACGGGCAAAAGTCTTGGCAGCTCCGGTACAAGAAGCCAGACGGCAAATGGTCATGGCTCGGGCTCGGCGGTTATCCAGAGGTGAGCGGATCGGCCGCCAGGCAGAAAGCTGCCGAACTGCGCACCGATGCCGCCGACGGCAAAAACCCCATCGTCACGAAACAAGCTCGCAAAAAGGCAGATCGGGATATCGCCGGCGAGACATTCGAGCCGTTGGCGCGGGAGTGGTACGCGTCACGCCTGACAAACTGGGACGCCGGCACAGCGAAGCGGATCATCGGCGCCTTGGAGCGTCATGTCTTCCCTGTGTTTGGCAAACGCCAGTTCGTGGATATCACCCCCCTCGAATGGATGGAGTTTCTGCGCGGCATGGAGCAGAAAGGAATCCTTGAGCAAATGAGCCGGGTTCGCTCCTACTGCCGCGACGTTTACGACTTGGCCCGGGTTACCGGTCGCGCGACGCACAATCCGCTGGAAGGCCTGCAGAAGTATCTCCAGTCAGGCAAGGCCGAGAACTACGCCCACGTAACGCAAGACGAGTTGCCCGGCCTGATCCGCGCGATTGCCGCATATCCACATGCCCACGATGTCCGCCTCGGCCTGCGCTTGCTGAGCCTTTTTGCCGTGCGCCCAAGCGAGCTGCGCGAGGCGGAGTGGTCAGAGTTCGACCTTGATAAAAAGATCTGGACCGTCCCGGTGAATAGGAAGGGGCGGAAAAAGGGATTGGAGCATCTGGTTCCCCTCTCCACTCAGGCGATCGAGGCGCTGGAAGAGTTGCGCAAGTACACCGGTGGCAATCCCCTGCTTTTCCCCGGGCGCAGCGACCGCACGAAGCCCCGCAGCGACACGGTGTTCCTGATGGCACTGCGGCGAATGGGTTACGAGGGGCGCCAGACCGGGCACGGGTTCCGACACATCGCGTCGACAGTCCTCAACGAAAACGGGTTTGATGAAAACCACATCGAGGCCCAGCTATCCCACAAGAAGCCCGGCGTCGCTGGCGTATACAACAAGGCGAAGTACCTGCCGCAGCGCACAGTGATGATGCAATGGTATGCGAACTACCTCGACGGCTTGGCGGGCGGGGTCGTGATCCAGGGGCACTTCGGAAAGCGAGCCTGAGTCCGCTTCCATTAAGCCCGGATACAGATATAGACTTAAGCACTGGATAAAAAACCAGTGCAATCAAACTGCGAGGCGCCCGTGAATAAAATGTTGATGCTCAAGGAGTGGCTGACTCTCGACGAAGCGGCCGAGCGATTCTCAAAAATAGCCCAGGAGACGGTAACCCAGGCCGATCTCCTCCGGCTTGCCCTGGACAACCATCTCCAAATGTCCGTTTACATTGATGACAAGGTCACCGCCAGGGAGATGGAATTCGAAACTGAAAAGGTTGATGGCGAGGAATGCCTGGTGCTGGGAAAGGGCGGCAATGAGGCGATAGGAATAAACGGGGTATGGGACTTGGCGGCGTTCGGCGCTGGGGCAACAGAAATGGAACGGCTCTATCGCGAAGCGAAGGGTCTCAAGCCGCGAGCAGCCTTATCTTCATTCGGCATGTATCTGCATGACGAGGAAAAAACTTCCGTGATGGAAGTCCTCAAGATCGTCCTCAAATTTCAATTTGTTGAGAAGACACTCCCCGCAGAAGCGAATGCCACGGGCGCCCTCCGTTATGACTTGGACGATCAACGACCGCCGCTGACGGTAAAGGCAGACCCGTCGATTTTGCCGGACATCAGTGCATTGTTGGAATCCAGTCTCGACGACCACGGCCCGGTAATCGAAGAACGACTTTACAGTTACTACCGAGAGCACACATTTCCTGACGCTTGCCTAATGGTGATCAGAAAGGACGAACTCCTATGGTTCGAGCGCAAGCATCTGGGCGGATCGATCAAAGCAGAATTGACCCCTACCGAGAGAGAAAGCTCGCATCAGATCCTTGCAGCGCTCGCGGCGATGGCAGGGCTTGATGTCACATCGCCCTATAAGGCCGTGGAGATACTGAGGAAGGTCGCGGCGACCCATGGGCTCGAACTGCCTGCAAGCGCCGAGACGATCGTGAAATTCATCGCCGGGCCAAACCGCAAGAAGCGATAAATCCCAGTGGGGTTTTGCTCAACCCCATTAGGGCCGGCAATCGCTCGAATTTAGCATTGTGTCTCCCGTCATCTATAGCTATTACGGGAAGCGCAAAAATGCACAATATCCATGCTCAACAGCAGCCTTCTGCCAGCGCAACGCAGAACTTTGACCCGGCGATCACCCTGATTCGTATGCCGGACCTCGAGGCCATCACCGGCCTCGCCCGCCCCACTGTGTACAAACGCCTCAAAGACGATCCGACCTTTCCCCGCCCGGTGCCGCTTAGCAACAGCAAGTCGCGCGGCTCGCCGGTGGGCTTCGTGCTGGCCGAGGTTCAGGCATGGGTGCGCCAGCGCATCGCCCTGCGTGGAGAGGCCGCATAAATGACCGACCAAAAAAAAGGCCAACCACAAAAGGCCAGCCCGGAAAAATCTCAAGCCGATATTACCACCAGCACCGGGAAAGCACCGACAAAGATCAGTCGCGTCCTGGGCCACTTCCTCAAAGACCTGAGCCTCAATCGCTTCGAGGCTGAGCGCTTGGGCGACCACTGCCTTCACTCGACTATCAGCAGTCTGTCCAACGGCTACGGGTTGAACTTCAACCGCCTGATGGAGCGCGTGCCGAACCATTGGGGCCTGCCCTGCCTGGTGACCCGCTACAGTCTGCCTCCCTCCGAACACAAGCGCGGGCACAACGTCCTGGCCATGCTTGAGAAGACGGCCGTATCCCGTCGGCAGGTAGCAGCATGAACGCGCAACTAATGTTCTGCGATGAACGGTCGATAAGTCTTCTTGCCAGCAGTCGTCCCCGTCGGTATGGTTCGCCAGTCGCTGCAAATTCAGTGACCGACCTTGGCGGGTCGAATGATTTCAGGCGCAACAGCGCCCCCATTACGATTGCAGGCGCTTTTTTTATGCCCGCGATCTCGTTTTATGGCGGGTTGCGCAGGAGCACCCTCGGGTGCGCCGGGTTCCTGAATCTCCGGTCCGCCAATCCTGTGCAACTCGCCACCCTTCTCTGCTTGGCGGCAGGCCGTGGTGGCTCTCAAGATTCGGGAGCTACACCCATGCAACACACCCTCATTCCGTCCAAAGTACGCGCGTTCGCTCACCGCCGAATGGCCCTCAGCGCACTCCGCGCAAACTCTTCCCTAACCACTCGCCTCGCCCGCTACAACGCCCACATGGCAATCGTCCGCACTCTGGAAAACGCCGGGGGTGCGCAATGACGACCAAATCGAAAGCCGGCACATGCAAACAGGTTGCCCAAGAGGCAATTTTCCAGCTCGATTGCTGCCGCGAGTTCTCCGACTGGATGCTCGCTCTGATGACCGCCATTCGTGACGACAAAAAACACTCCGATGGGAAGAACGTTCCCGGCCTGTCGAACCTCGGTGTGTACCTTGCGGAAACGCATCTGGGGGATGTGGAGCAGTCGTTCGAGCTTCTGAGCGACAACCTGTCGAGCCTCGGAGGTGCGGCATGACTGGCGCACTCCAGACCAACACAGGCGTGGTCGACGATCTGCGGGACGCGCAGGACATTCTGGTGCTTCTGGCGATGTCGCTGGCGCTGATCGCCTCGCCCTCGACTCACATCCTTGTGGCCCGCGTGACGGCTGTGTTTGCACAGCACACAGCCATGGCTTGGGCCGATCTCCTCGGTGATGTCATCGCCGAACAGGAGGCGTCCCAGTGATTCAGCCAATGATGTTCAAACGCCGCAGAACCCTTCCGGCCCACCGCCTCCCCTACGTCGGCAACACCGTCTATACCGACCCGATGGGGCGCATGGGGTACTGGGATGTTCCCTTGATCGGTGGTTATAGCGGTGGCTGGGCAACCGGCGGCGCGCTGGCGCTGATCGCCTTGAAACACATGAGCAACTACGCCCAGCGCGTCGACGGCGACCACCTCAAATACATCGCCGCTTCTTGGATCGACCGCGCCAGCCAGGCTTCCCCTGAGGAGTTGGAGACGCTCAAGGCGCAAGTCATGGGGTTCATGGCAGAGATCGGCAAGTTCGCCGAGGCGTCGGCTGTTGGCTCGCGATTGCGGCTTTCCCAGATCGACGATAAGACCGCGCTCAAAAAGGCGAATGAAGGCCTTGGTTTTATGGCTCCAGAACGGGCACGCCGGACGCATACAAGCGACGAACACTCGGCGCGAAACGCTGATTCGATAAAGGGTTAAGACCATGAAATTTCAAAACGGCGCATCTGCGTCGACGCGATCGGCTTGCCTGAAGAAAGCCAACGAACTTTTTTATGTGACCCATCCGAAGGCGCCCAAAGCGCTGCTGGGTCCGTTCCTGACCGAAGCCGACGCCGAGTGCGGGCGTGTAGTTATGCGTAGCGCCGACGCCCAGGTCACTGCCTGTCTGGTCGATTCCATCGACGACTTCACCCACTGGCACGCACTGAACAACGGCAGGATCTGCCGCGCCTTCGCAGGGAGCGCCAGCCATGGGTGACGTAATTCAGTTCGACCCGCACGCCGCTACCGGGCGCGAGAGCGAGCCGGCCCACATGGATGACTACGGCCGGTCGCTGTTGCTGTGCGCTTTTAGCGATCTGGTGACGCTGCGCGACAGCGCCGCCGACGACCACAGCCGCAAGGAGACGGATGCGATCGTTAAGCAGATCGGCGTGGTGCTGGCGCGTTATGAACCGGAGGGCGCGGCATGACAGATGCGACGATCCTTTTCCGCGACGCGCTCCAAGCCGCATACGGCCCCCTGGAATGGCTTCCAGAACCAGACGGTGCCATTCACCGTTTTCACGTCCCAAGCGATAAGCCCGGCAGCCAAAATGGCTGGTATGTGCTGTATCTGGACAACATCGCATCCGGAGCTTTCGGAAGTTGGAAGGATGGCACCACCAGCACCTGGTGTAGCCGCGAGCCAGTGGACGCCCGCGAAGCCGCCCAGATCCGCGAGCGAATTGAACTGGCTAGGCGCCAGCGTGAAGCGGAGCAGCGCCAGCGCCATGAGCGAGCGGCGGCAAAGGCCAATCACTGGTGGCGCAACGCGCGTCGCGCATCACCCGACCATCCGTATCTGGTGGCAAAGGGCGTTCGCTCCTACGGCTTGCGCCAGCGTGGGGCTGAACTGCTCGTCCCGCTGTATCTGGACGGTCGTCTGGTCAACCTCCAACGCATTGCACCAGACGGCAGCAAGCGCTTCCTCTTCGGCGGGCGGATCAGAGGCACCTATTCCCCGCTGGGCATCATCCAGCCCGGCGCGGTGCTTTGTATCTGCGAAGGGTGGGCGACCGGCGCCAGCCTCCATCAGCACGGCGGATACGCGGTTGCCGCAGCCATGAACGCGGGCAACTTGATGCCGGCCGCTATGGGTCTCCGCTCGCGCTACCCAGCCCAGCCAATTGTGGTTGCTGGCGACGATGATCGGCTCACCGATGGCAACCCAGGCCGCGCCGCTGCAAACGCAGCAGCCGCAGCCGTGGGTGGTGAGGTCGCTTTTCCTGACTGGCCAGACAACGCCCCCGAATCCCTGACTGACTTCAACGACCTTGCAAACTGGAAACTCGCCAATGGCCAAGCCTGACGCCAACGTGATCACCCTTCGGCCGGAAGCCGCCACCATTGCGCCAGCGCGTCCCTGCTGGGCGGTATACGAGCACTGGGTAACCAACGAGAACGGCCGCAAGCTGCGCCCCGGGGTGTACTGGCACAGCTTCAAGCGCACCGCCGCCGATCAGGACGACGCGGAGAGCGACGCCGCGGACCGCCCCATCACCGACGAATGGATCTCCAGCCCTGTCACGGTTGTGGCGCGCACGACCAACAGCGACGACGGCAGCGAAGGGCGTCTGCTCCGCCTGGTCACGGAGGGCGGCATCAAGGAATGGATCATCGCCATGGAGGTGTTCGGCGGGAGCGGCGAGGACGCTCGCCGGGCACTCTTCGGCATGGGCGTAATCATCGCGCTCAAGAAGCGCGGCACGTTCATGGAGTACCTGCTCGACCAGCACCCCGCCGAGGTGTTCGCCACCACCGGCCGGCCAGGCTGGCATGAGTCAGGCGCGTTCGTGCTACCCGGGCGAACGATCGGCACCGCCAACGTGCGATATCAGGCGAGCAACAGAGCTCAGGTTTTGTTCAGTCAGCGCGGCGAGCTGGCGCGGTGGCAGGCCGAAGTGGCAGCCAAATGCGCGGGCAATCCCGTGCTGACGTTGGCGATCGGCTGCTCGCTGGCCGGGCCTCTACTGAGTCTGGTCGGCGTGCTGGGCGGCGGTGTTCACTTGGTCGGTGACAGCTCGAGCGGCAAGTCGCTGGCTCAACTGATCGGCTCCTCCGTGTGGGGTGACCCGGGCGTGTTCGCCGCCAGTTGGGATATGACCAAGGGCGGGCTTGAGATCGAGGCGTCCAGTCGTAACGACACCATCCTGCCGCTGGACGAGATCAAGCGCGCCGACCCCAAGCGGGTACAGGAAATGGCCTACTCCCTCGCCAACGGGCAAGGCAAAGGCACCATGACCCGAGAGCGTGAGGGACGGGCCAAACTGAGCTGGCGCCTGCTTACCCTTTCCAGCGGCGAGCGCTCCCTATCTGAACACGCAGCCATATCAGGTAACGCCGCCCACGCTGGCGCCGAGCTCCGCATGGTCGACGTGAACGCCGGCACTCGCACACATCGCGCCTTTGACGAATTGCACGGCCTTGAGGGCGCTGACTTCCATCGGCAGCTCACCGTGGCGGTAGGCGCCCACCATGGACATCTTGGGCCTGCGTTCGTGGAGCGTCTGGTCGCAGCAGACGACAAGCCCGGCCTGCTCAGTGACTTCGATGGCATTCGCGCCCAGTTCGTGGAAGACAACGCCCAAGCCGGCCGCGTCGCTGACCGGTTCGCCGTGATCGCGCTGGCTGGCGAGATGGCCATCGCCTACGAACTGCTCCCATGGGAGCCAGGTACCGCCCTCGCCGACTGCCGCCTGCTCTACGGCGAATGGCTTTCCCGTGTCGGCGGAGGGAACGCCGAAGACCGCCAGATCCTGGCCGGCATCATCGACTTTATCGACAAGCACGGCAGCAGCCGATTCTCCGACGTGGACGCCCCAGAGGCGGACGCCAAGGTTTTCAACCGCGCCGGGTACTGGGAGGTGGTCGCCAACAAGCGACTGTTCCTGTTCAACAAGTCCGCGCTCATCGAAGCCGCCCACGGGTTCGGCCTCACCCGCGTCATCAAGGCGCTGGAGGTTGGCGGAGCCCTGGCTAAGCGCGACACCGATCGGGATAGCCGAAAGACCAAAAAGTACCGCATCCCCGCCGGCGGATCTGCTCGGCTGTACGTCATCGACCCGGAAGCTTTGGATGGCGAAGGCGGTGCCGTATGACCTCCACCAACACCAGAGACGAATGCCCGACTTCACAGGAACCTACAAACGTGGGGAACAGGGGGAACGGGGGAACAGCCAGCAATGACGCGGCCTGTAGCCGTTCCCCCTTATTTGGTGTTTGGGGAACAGGGGGAACACAAACATGTTTTTGAATATAAGCGAGCAGCGCTTTCGTGACGTTTGGTTATCACTGTTCCCCACAAAAAAACGTGGGGTACAAAATCCCCCTCTGAAAGCCCCGGAATCATTGGGTGTTCCCACTGTTCCCCCGTTCCCCCGTTTTTTTTTCACAGACACATTTGGGCAATGGTGCAAATCGGGCGAGGTGAAGCCGTGAGCCTCCTTTCCAACCTGCTCGATCACATGCCGCCGACGATCGCGAATACCTCCACGGAGAACCCGCGCCGCACCGCGCCTCGCCCGTCGCTGGCGCTGATCACACACGCGGAGCGTCGCCCCCAGTTCGTGACTGAGCCTCACGCAAGCGCCGCCACAGCAACGCCTGAGTGGCGGATGGCGCGCGACGCATACCTCAACCACATCATGGCCTGCCGATCGTGCTACGCGCCCACCAATCGCTATTGCGGCGCTGGTGCCGAGCTGCGCGCTGATTACGACCGCACGCCCATGGAGACACAACCATGAAGACCAATATCGTCATCGCCCTGCTGGAAATCGCGCAGAAGCCAAGCGCCAGCAAGAGCACAAGCTTGATCATCACTCGCCGGCTCTGTCGCATCCTCGGCCAGAGAGCAGACGACATCCGAACCGAGCGCCGAGCCAGGCGGCGGGAGGCCAGCAAGCTGCGCCACTACCTGCCCTTCACCGCCAACAAGATCTACGAGATTCAGCAGCAGTCTTCGGACCATCGGAGCGCTGAATGGGATGACGTGCGCAAGGTGCTGGGCGCGTTCGGCCGGTCGCTGATGCTGGACACCGAAGGACTGATGGATGGCCTGGGATTCGACCGGGTGTGCGATCTGCTGGCAGTGAACACCGTGGAGCGTGAGGCGGCGAGGAAAGACGGCGTGGACGGTTTGGCGGAGTTGGTGTTCGCCTATTCCCTTGAAGACAGCGCCGCACGCCGAGGACAGGAATGGAACGACGCGCCTTTGTTCAACGCCTGCCAGATCGCGACCGCCAACTTCATCAGGGACTGCCCAGCGCACTTACGACCAGACCCTTTCGCACCTGGCGCACCGTTTGGCCCAAAGCTCCCGCCCACCCTAAGCATCGTCGGCAAGTAGAAACCCAATTACGCGACACGTTTTGCGAATTACGAAAACGTGTCGCGACACCGAGCAATACAACAGGGCATCCGCCCATCAATGGCGCCGAGGCGTCGAAGGAGTAACGCATGACATCAATTGCTGAACTCGGCATCAGGGTCGATTCGACCGATGCCGCGCAGGCTGGGACGGATCTGGACAAGCTGGCGGCGGCGGGTGGCCGCGCCGAAAAAGCGGCGGACAAGGCATCCGCTTCGTTTCGAAAGCAAAAGGACGACTTGGCCGGATTGCTGGGCGAGATCGATCCAACTGTAAAAGCGCTTGGGCGGCTTGACGAGCTCGAAAGCAGGCTGGCGAAGCAGAAGAAGCTCGGCGCTCTCGATGCGTCGACCTTCAGCGAGTACCAGTCGAAGATCGAACAGTCTCGAACCAACCTCACCCGGTTCGACGACAGCCTGACCCGCACTGGTAACACCGCCAAGCAGACGGCCGCCGCGCTGCGTGGCGTGCCTGCGCAGTTCACGGACATTTTCGTGTCTCTTCAAGGCGGGCAGGCGCCGCTGACTGTCTTGCTCCAACAGGGCGGGCAGTTGAAAGATATGTTTGGGGGCGTCGGTGCGGCGGCTCAGGCCCTCGGCGGCTACGTGCTCAGCCTGGTTAACCCGTTCACGGTCGGCGCCGCCGTCGCTGGCGCGCTCGGCTTGGCCTACTACAAGGGCAGCCAGGAAGCAGTCGAGTTTAAAAACGCTCTGACGCTGACCGGCAATGCTGCTGGCGTCTCCGCCGACGCACTGTCGAACATGGCCAGCCAGGTAGCTGCCACCGTAGGCACCACTGGCGCCGCCGCCGACCTACTCACGAAACTGGCGGGCAGCGGCAATATTGCCAGCGGAAGCTTCGAAGACGTGGCCACCGCTGCGCTGCAAATGGAAAAGGCGACCGGCAAGGCCGTGGAGGAAACAATCGCCGAGTTCGTGAAGATCGGCAAGGACCCGGTTGCAGCCGCCAAGGAGCTGAACAGCCAGTACCACTTCCTGACCTCAAGCACCTATGCGCAGATCGTGGCGCTCAAGGAGCAGGGCGACACCATCGGCGCGGCCAAGCTGCTGACGGACACCTACGTCGACACCATCAAGAACCGTAGCGGTGAGGTCACAGAGAACCTGTCCATCTGGGAGCGTGGCTGGAAAAGCCTGAAGGGCGAGATCTCGGCCACCGCCGACGCGGCCAAGAATATTGGCCGTGACGACCCGTTGGCGAAGCAAATTGTCGCGGCTCAGCAGCGCATCGCAGCAGCGGCCAGCGCCCTTAAAGCCGATCCGGACGACACGGACAACAAGCAAAAGCTTCAGGATTCTGAGCTGGAATTGAAATTCCTCACCCAGCAGAAGAACACTCTGGACGGCATCGCAAGAGCTCAGGGGCTGAGTGCGGAGACTGAAAAGAAAGCGATGACCGCCCAGGACAGTCTCCACGCTTCCTACTTGGCCGGCCTCGACAAGGAGGCGAAGAAAAAGCGCGAGATTGAAGAGCTTGATCGAAAACGAGCCGACGCACTCAAGGGCGAAAACGCGGATGTCCAGAAGATCAATCGCGAGTACGAGGTCAGCCGCAAAGCGCTGAATGAGCGCTTCAAACCGACCTCCGTGCGCTCGTCAGTGAACCTGACCGGCTCCAACGATGCGCAGAACCAGCGAGCCGCGATCGTCAGCGAATACAAGAACTCACAGAAGGAGCTGGAGGCGGCACAGAAAGCCGGGATCATCTCGCAGCAGTCGTACCTCGATCAGCGCACAGCTTTGATCCGGGCAGAACGTGACGAGGTCACCAGCGCGTTCCAATCCGAGATCACGGCCTTGGAGGCTGCCAAAGGCAAGACCGGCACCAGCGCCGCCCAACGCATCGAGCTGGACCAGAAGATCGCCGACGCACGCACCAACATGGTCAAAGCCCAGAAAGCAGCGGATAGCGAACTGAAGGTTCTGCAGATCGAAGAATCCGGTCGCCTCGATCGCCAGACCGCCTCCTCCAAAGCCTACGTTGATCAGCTTGAGCGCCAGCGCCAGGCCCTATCCCTGTCAGGCGTCCGCGCGGTTACTTCTCTCGGTCTGGGCGATCGCGAAGCCGGACTACAGCGAGATCTCGACGCGTCACGGGACAAGTTCAACGAAGAGCGCTCCAACCTGCTGGACCGCCGCAAGACCGCACCGGACAAATACACCCAGGCGGATTACGAGAGGGATCTGGCGAGCCTGGAAACAGCCGAGGGCAAGTATCGCGACACGGTCCTCGAGAACTACGGAAAAATGTCCGAGGCCCAAGGCGATTGGCGTAAAGGGGCGACCGCTGGCTTCAAAAACTACCTCGAATCGGCGCGGGACTTGTCAGGTCAGGCGAAGTCGTTGGTCACGGGTGCCTTCGGAGAGATGGAAGACGCCCTGGTCAACTTCGCCATGACCGGGAAGCTGTCTTTTGCTGACTTCACGAAGTCGATCATTGCTGACATGGCTCGGATTGCGTCACGGCAGGCCAGCTCCGCTTTGCTGAGCAGCTTGGTCGGCGCCGCAACCAGCTACTTCACCGGGAGCGGTACCGGTAATGGGCTGGCGGCCGGATCAGCCGGCGCGGCCTCTTCGAACCTCGGCGCTTCGCAGGCTGGGTACTCCGGGAGCTACTTCCCACAGGCCGATGGTGGCGCGTGGTCGAGAGGAGTACAAATGTTCTCCAATGGCGGAGCGTTCACAAATTCGATCGTGAGCAAGCCGACGGCCTTTGGCATGGCCGGCGGTGGCCTTGGAGTGATGGGCGAAGCGGGCGACGAGGCAATCATGCCTCTGACCCGTACTGCGGGCGGCCAGTTGGGCGTGCGTGCGATCAGTGCTGGCGGGAATGGCGCAGGTAATTTTTACAGCTTCCCCGTAGCGGTATCGGTGCAAACCGCCGGTGATGGCAGTGCGACCAGCACAGAAGACACGACGCGTTTGGGCAAGGGCATTCAGCAGGCGGCGAAGGCCGAGGCTGAAACGGCCATCGCTCGCGCGCTTCAGCCGGGCGGTTCGATCTGGCGCCTTACAAACGGGAGAGCATGAAATGGCATTTGAATATGACAAAGGCGCCCTCGCTGGCGTGATCAGCGACGCAGTGACAAACCACTTCTTGGCGATGATACCCAGTCAGCCGGACGCAGCGAAGGTTCGGGAAGTGCTGGAAGAGGCGATAGAGGTCGTGGTCCGGGCAACCTCTGTCCTCCACGAAGACTTCGAACAGCGGTCTGCGGAAATTCTCAGCGAGGGGCGCAAACACTCAAAAGCGAATGCCGATCGATACCTCAAAATGATCATGAGGCCGGGAAGCCCGGCGTGGAGAACGAGCAAATGACGCACTACGTACGATTCACCAAGGCCTGCGAGGCGACAGACTTTGTCGTCGACCCGCGCACTATCGGTGGTTACATCGTCTGGACGGTAGAGCACGTGCGCGACGGCGAGCGGGTTGAGATCGAGGGGCCGTTCTTCACTGAGGAGGAGGCCAGGATCTCCGCCGAGCTGATGCGCGTCGAGTATCGGGGAGCCCGGGCCTACCAATCGACCCACACCTCAGCCTGGAATCCAGAAGTAAACCGCGAGGTCGCCATTCGAAACGACGCAATGGCCGCCCGCATGATCCTTGCCGGCCAGCTCGGTATGGAAATCCCCAAACACAGCGCCCAAGGCGCCCAGGAGTAACAAATGGCGATGGCAACAAATTTTGGCAATAAGACCCTGATCCTGCTCGGCGGTAGCGCTGGGAAACTTTTTGGCCGGGAACACCTGTACGAGCTCTCCACAGGTGACGTTCGCGAAGCGGTGAAGGCTGTCGACGTGAATCACCCTGGCTTTGTGAAGTACCTGGCTAATGCCAAGAGTAAAGGCTTGGAGTTCGCCGTTTTCCGTAATCGGAGGAACATTGGCGAGCGCGACTTGAAGCTGGGAGGGGCACAGGAGATTCGAATTGTTCCTGTAATAGCCGGCAGTAAGCGCGCCGGCGTTCTGCAGACAGTGATCGGAGTTGCGCTTATCGTCATAGCGTCATTCATGACTGCTGGCGCTGCGGCGACCGCGGTCATGGGTGCGGGGATTGGCACGGCCGCCGGCGGCGTTATCCAGATGCTCAGTCCGCAGGCTGCCGGGCTCAAGCAAAGCGCCGGCCCTGAGAACTCCCCGTCCTACGCCTTCGGCAGCGCCAAGAACACCACCGCCAGCGGCAACCCGGTACCGATCTGCATCGGCCACAGACGGTGGGGCGGGATGATTATCTCGGCCTCGATCTACGCCGAAGATAAGGCATAACTCGGTTATTGGGCTTTTATTGAGCGCATGGTAGCTTCACGGCTTTATCAGTTACGGATAACGCCACCATGCGCTTTTCAATAGCAGTCGTACTCGCAGCCTCGACGCTCGTTTTGGCAGGTTGCTACTCTCCAGGCGCCCTCGTCCAAAAAGGACCAGTCTTTTCAGCCTCCTCCAGCAAGACGCCTAAGAATTATGCGCTTTGTGTCTTCCCGCAGTGGCAGGAGCATCGACCAGACGCCACCATGTCCGAAACGGAAATGGGCTATCGGCTGGTCAGCGGCAACGACATGAACACGAATGAGATTCTGAGCATCAGTAAAACCGCGTCTGGCAGCTCTGTGAAGTTTTACCAGCGCGCATACCTCGACTTCGGATCAGGCAAAGAGAGCGCGCTGAGATCGACAAAAGAGTGCCTTTGAAAATGTGTCAGAGATAGGAGACAGAGCGCGCTACCCAGCAGCCATATGTTCCGCTCCGCCGGGTGGTAACCAAGCGTGGTAACCACCATTGGTAACCAATCAAGGACTTTGAAAATGACTGAACGAAGCGTTCAGCTCCACCAGAGCGCGAGCACCGAAACCGCGAACTTTGATCGATTTGTCTTAGGGGCATCAATGGCAGCCTGCGCGTATCTCGCTCAGACAATGCCCTTTGGCCCCATTGGCCTGAACGTGTCGACTATGTATCTGACAACCCTCTTCATGATGGCGGTAAGCGCAATTTTTGGGTTTCTTCGGATTGAGGCGACGATCTCGACGATGAACACCAACTCAAAATACCTTCACATGATCGAGATGGGTCAACTGAACGATGCCGCCATGCGCCGACTTGCTCATGAGGCAGTGGAAAAGGTGGCCGCTCGCACAAAGACGATGTATCGCCTGCGCAACCTCACGATGCTGATCTCATTCTTCTGTTACATCGCCACGAAGGTGTACGCCGCGTATCCCGCGTGAACGTAGCAACTTTGCAGACGAACCCAAGGGTGGCAGGCTGAGCCGACGGCCATGTCAACAATTGTCAACCTTCCGCACCCGTGACGCACTCCTCACGATGTCAGGTTTTGTCAGGTTTTGGGGCTGATTGATGTCAAGTTTTGTCAAGTCGCCAGGGCGAATCTGGCCGACCGGTATCCGTGCTGGTATCCACCATCTGTTAGCAAAAGTTAGTACGCGCAGCATCGATCTCAGGGCAGCATCGAGCCACGTATCCAGCCAGTGACCATTCGCGGTGACCATCAGTAGTGACCACTCTCACCGGCCACCGACGCATTCAACGCTGATTGTGAAAACCAACCCCATGAATGAGGCTTCGAGCACGTCTTCACGCACGATCCTCACGCACCCAAGGCCCGCGAAATCCCTGTGGGAGCGAGATTCCCAACACTCGTACGCAGCCCGGTACGCACGATAAGTTCGCACCTGGTTCGCAACCACCATTGCGCGCGAACCGTCGTCCCCATGCCGACCTTTCGCGACGACGTCGTAAAACCTCGGGTGTGCGCCCCGCGTCACTGTTATCAAAAGTTATGGTTGGCGCTTGGAGGTTTCCACTGAGGTTTCCACCATAAGCAGTGGTTTCTTCTGGAAACCGGCGTAACTCTCGGAATATTGCTTGTCAGGAGGGAGCGAACGTTCCCCCCACTGGGGAAACACCCCATGAATGAGCGCAAAAAGCCGCGAAGGCCGGTGGTGTACTCACCACAGTGTGGTGGTTTCGCCACACCCCAGCGCCGCGCTCTACTTTGACCACGCTTTGACGGAATGTAAGACAGGCATGAGACGGAATCCAAGGCCGGCGGGCGTCATGGGCTTGTTCCGCCTTGGCCGCGTCAAAGTGGGGAGGTTGACCGTCTCACACCCCTGACAGACCCCTGACGGATTCTGGACAGGCTCTGGACGGATTGACCGGGCGCATTTTGGTTGAGAGTGACGGGGCGCTACGGCCATCAAGGCCTGGCCAGCTCGGAATGCTGACGGCGATAGCCGAGGCGTCCAGAACGGATGGGGCTGTCACAGCGCAGGAGACGCACAAATCCTTGACCATCCTTGACGGGGCCTTGACTAAATTTTTGACAGGTCTTGACGGTTTTCCCTAGGGAAGCCTACAGCCGGGCACGGCAAACCCGCGCACAGCAAGGCCTGCGGCGATTCGCCGCGTCCCCGTAGGCGCTCGTCTCGTCAAGAATTCAAGATCACGGCCGTCAAGGGTGAGCGGTAGATGGGCAGGCCAGCGCGCCCACGGGCCAGCCGCGCCACCAAATACTAGACAGGCCCTAGACGGATTCCGGCCAGCAGGATACCGATCAGTTGCCGGGAGGGCTTGTGGTTCGCGGCTTCTGGGGGTGACGGCATGCCGACGCGCTCCGGTCTCGTCTAGTATCTTGCGGGCGCCTTGGCTCCTGGCAGCAGGCCGGAGCAGGCGGCAGGAAACTACCGAGGATTTCTCGGTAGTTCGATTGCGCACTGATAACATCTGCAGATCATCGCTGGCGCCGATCCGGTCCAGCGCCAGCATTCCGCGAGCTAGAGGACAGCGCCGTGTCTGTGATCGATTGCGATTACCTGCCAACCGAGAAAGTGAAGATCCCCGCCGAGCTGGCGCTGCTGATCATCAGGAAGGCCAGCGCCATGGCGGCGGCATTCGAGGAGCAGGCGCTCGACCAACTGACCAAGGACGCGCGACGAGCGCTCAGGCAAGGCGCAGACCCGCGGAAGGTCATCAGGGAAATGAGGCTGTAGGCGGCTCGCAAGCACTCCAACAACCGCTGGGCAGCTAGTCATCCGGCCTTGCGAGGCAGTGCTACGATTTGAAGCTGGTGCGACCTCCACCACTTAATCAAGCAGGGCGCTCGCTGCGGAGCTCGAGGGGGTCGCACCTCACTCATAAGCGGATGCGCATGAAAAAGATCCCAGTTCAGCCTCGAGTTCTCAGAGCACATCAGGCTCCAGGCTACCTCGGCATGTGTCTGGTTGTCTTCAACAAGACCGTGCGGCCATACGTGCGCGAGTTCCCAATCGGTCAGCAAGGCATTGGCTTCGACCGCTTGGAGCTTGACCAGTGGGCAGATGCGTACATTGCGACGCACTCGATCGATAAAAAAACAAAGGCAGAGTCATCGTCGTTACCGACCCTCCCCCAACAATCGGAGCGTAAAAGATCCGGCTCGCTCACAGGTTCGGCTACCGCCAAAGCCATCAATAAACCGACTACGTCAGAGGATTTCTATAGGTTGGTGGATGAGATCTTGGGGAGGCCGGCGGGCAAGAAAGATCGCCGGCAGAGGTGAGGGTTATGACAACGAAGGAAAACATTGATCGCTTCCTGCGCCTCGATGAAGTTCTCCACATTACCGGCCTTGGGCGAAACACGGTATATCGTCGGATCAGGGAGGGCACTTTTCCAAAACAGATCAGGATAGGCCCCAACTCGGTCGCTTGGCGCCAATCTGCAATAACTATGTGGATGTCCGACCCGACCCGCGCAATCGAGGACTTTTGATCTTTCCTCGGACTTTGCAGATCACCAAGGCGAGGCGCACGTAGCTGTCCTACCGAAATGGGATGGCAGGTAGCCGCGAGCACTCCCCTGTCCCGGGGTAGCGCTTCAGTGGCGTTGGATCGGAGCGGGGTTACCGTTCGTCGGCTACAGGTGACCAGCTTCGATGGTGAATTCTGGACGAGGCCGAACAGGCCAAAAACAGCCCAGCAGACCGCACCGTGTATCCCCTGGTGTATCCCCTGTATATCGCCAATTACGAATATTCAATAAATACAGTATGTTAGGCGTCCAGTTCAATTGCCTGTGTAGCCACCAAGTACTAAAAACGGCTTACCGAAAGGTAGGCCGTTTTTTTATGCCTTGAGAAAAGTTGCGCTCTGCTTCACTCGCAACCTACCGCTTAATGTCAGCGGATCAATTCCACGTGCCCCATCAGAGAAATGCCGCAGGGAAAAAATCAGAAAGCCCGACATCGAGCCGGGCTTCTTATTACCACGGTGGATCACGCTGCTGTGTGTTCCTGATCATCCTGACTGTGAGCGACCACCTTCGACAAACCGAGCCCCACAGCAGACAGCACCTTCAGTAGCGTAGAAAGGCCTGGGTTTCCATCTGCTGAAAATTGCCGGTAAAGATTGCCTCTATTGAGTCCGGTTGCGTTGGAGACAGCGGCAAAACCGCCTCTCGCTTCCACCACACGTCGCACCGCGGTGAGAAACACAGACTCACCGCCCTCTTCATCAATTTCTTCCAATGCTGCAACGAGATATTCGAGAGCGAAATTCTCGTCCGTGCGCAGCATTTCGAGAACACTGTCCTCGTGATTGCTTACGCTTTTCATTGAGCTACCTCTTCAGCGCCTTCCAGATTTCTTTTGATTGATCGATGTCGTGTTGCTGCCTTTGTTTTGTTCCACCGCCCAGCAAAAGTGAAGCCCCTCCTGGGAACCGTACAAAAAACATCCTCAGGCAACGCCGCGTAGGCTGTCGACCTGAATCATCTGTACGAGAAATCCGGCGTAATCAGCCATTCAAACGAAAAGACTACAGCCGCGACCGACGATAATTTCGCCTGACCCAGGCGCAAAACCGCTGGACTGAGATAGCCCTGTAGGAAGCAGGCTCTGCTCACGTAAGAACTGGATTTTTCATCACTTCAAGCACCCGCCCCTCTCTCCCCGAATTGCCCTTCGACCGACAAGCTCCCCTGGCTCGATCCAGCGCCATGCAGGGAGTTGGCATGCCTCAATACAAATACCTTCTCGACGATGACTGGTTTTTAAATCCGTATAGCGGTGGCAGGGCCTGGTTTACTTTGCTTCCACCGAAAGCGCCGGAGCCGGTGTACATCGAGAAGGATGAGTGGCCTGCGCCCAAGCCACGCGAAGACAGGGTCTTTGCCAAGTCCTGCACGCCGGACAACTGGTGTCGCACGGACGCTGGCACTGCCGAGGAGCCAGCCAGCAACTTCGGCAAGATCATGGTCGCCGGCGCCATGCTCATGCCCTCCGCCAGTACCGCGATCGCGACGGCAATAGGCGCCGACCTGGCTTTGGGGCGTCTGGCCGGCGGCGGGATTTTGCAACAGCGCCTGAACTGGGCCATCCGCGGCGCCGGCGGGCCGGCCAGCGTGTTCGTGCTGGGAATGCTGCCGAGCAAAATGGCCGACGGCACGCTTCACACCGACGAAGAACTACGCCGCATGAGCCGTGCCACCACGCGCGTGCGCTTCCAGTTTCGTCGTGATGCCGAAGGTGTTCTGCGGGTCTACGGCATCCACTCCGGCGCCTCTGGCGATGACGCCGTACGCACGGTGAGCGTCAATTGGAACGCCGACAAGACCGCCATGGAGGCCAAGCTCAACGGCATCACCATTCTCTGGACGCCGCAACGCGGGCCGTTGGGGTCGATGCCTCCGCTGGTTTATCCCGACCACGGTGAGGCACTCGACCCGATCCTCGTCCACCCGATTCCGGACAACACCGATAGCCAGATTGAGGGTCTGCCGGGCGAGGATGTAACAGCCGAGGATTGTATTCTGGTGTTCCCGGCGGACACCGGGCTGAAGTCGTTGTATGTGGTTTATTCGAGGCCGGCGAGGCAGACGCCGGGGATCGTTACGGGGGTGGGTGAGGATGTGTCGGGGATATGGCTTGCGGGGGCTGATTCGGGCGTGGGGGTTCCGATTCCAACAGACGTTGCCAACTCTCTACGAGGACGAGAATTCAAAAACTTCGACTCATTCAGAGCAACCTTTTGGAAAACGGTTGCAGAGTCAGCATCGGGGGGTGAGTTGATTGAACAGAATGTTGGTCGCATGCGTAAGGGTAAGGCGCCACGTGTGCGTAAAGCCGATAGAGTCGGCGGTAGAAAGTCTTATGAAATTCACCATCTCGAAAAAATATCCAAGGGCGGTGGCGTATATGACCTAGATAACCTTCGAGTAAATACTCCTCGGAACCATATAGATATACACCGGCGTGAATAGGCAAATATGAAAGACACCTTATTAAAAGCCAGCATTTCTGAGTACACAGAGGCCGAATTCGTCGCGCTACTACAAGAGCTCGCGAAAGAGGATGAAGAGGCTGAAAACGATGATCGTGCTGATTTACTGTTGGCACACTTCGAGACAATCAGCGAGCATCCAGCAGGATCGGACTTGATCTACTACCCGGAGCCTGGTGCTGATAACTCGCCTGTGGGGGTAATGCAAAGTGTCAGGGACTGGCGAGCAGCACAGGGATTATCCGGGTTCAAAGACTCTTGATAAGTCGTGTCGTTGAGGGCTCGAGCCATCGAGTTAACTTTGGCTCTCACGATTTATTGCGTCTCAACACATCCAAGATTCGTGCATGAGATAGGCAATGGCAACGGAATTCCTTATTAAAGACGATTTGTCAGATTACACCGAGCAAGAATTCATCAACCTCCTTGAGCGCATTGTCGGAAATGAGGCGAGCGAGAAAGAAGAAAGCAAGCTCGTTCTTCACTTCAATTTGATTTGTGGACATCCAAGAGGATCCGATTTGATTTTTTACCCTGAAAATGGCGCCGATGACTCGGCACAGGGAATCATTGAGTCATTGAAGAAATGGCGTAGTGACCATGGGCTGTCGGGCTTCAAGCAATGATAAGAAAACGCACCAAGCAAAGCATAGCTGACTACACAGAATCAGAATTCATCTGTTTCGTGAAAAATATAAGAGCAGTCAACAGAAGTGGGTCTGACAAGGAGCTTGGCAGATTGCTGGCGGAATTCAGGGCTTTGACCGGCCACCCCGCTGGAACAGACCTGATCTTCTACCCCGAGCCCGGAGCAGATACAACATCTGCCGGAGTAGCTCGTACAGTCATGGCATGGCGCGAAGCGAATCGACTACCCGGATTCAAGACATGAATCCAGCCGCCCGTTTCATTTGAACTGTGGAACTACAACTTGGGAATGTCATGACTAACATATCCGACTACACCGAAGCAGAATTCTTGAAATTTGTGCAATCTGTTCTTGCAGCCAACACAAGCCCAGACGAGATTCTCGATCCGCTGTTGTTTGAATTTGTACGTCTGTGTGAGCACCCAGCGGGCACTGACCTTATCTATTGGCCCGAGGACATGAAACAACAAACAGCCGAGAGCATTACCGAAATCGTGAAAAAGTGGCGCTCTACCCATGGTCTACCCGGCTTCAAGCAATAAGTTTCTGACTCACTAACCCTGCATCACTCTCAAGAAGATCGCATCGCCTGAGTTACCCCTTTCGCGAGCAGGCTCGCTCCCACAAGGGCATCGTTTTCGGCCAATCGACTGGCGCGGCCGCTGAGCGGGAGGGCTGTAATCCCCACGCGGTTTGCACCCCGCCGGCCCGCTCGATAAAGTCCTCCATGACTTTTATTCCACGGACGGAGATCCCGCGTGTTTCCAGCCCAGCCCTTGAAGCGCTTTCGCCTGCTAGCCCTGACACTGCTTGTCAGCGCTCTGACCCTCACCGCGTGCAACGCCCCGCCCTCTTCTTCCTTGCCGCTGGCGCCGGAAGCCGCTTCCGGTTACCGCACTGATCTGCAAACCCGACACGCCAATAAACACATGGCCGCTGCTGCCAACCCGCTCGCGGCCGAGGCCGGGCGGGAGATGTTGCGTCAGGGTGGTTCGGCGATTGATGCGGCGATTGCGATGCAGGCGGTGTTGACGCTGGTTGAGCCGCAGTCCTCCGGTATCGGTGGCGGCGCGATGATTGTGTTGTGGGATGGCAAGCAGGTGCGCACCTATGACGGCCGCGAAACGGCGCCAGCCGGAGCCACCGAGAAGCTGTTCCTGAAGGCTGACGGTAAACCGATGGCCTTTACCCAAGCGCAGATTGGCGGGCGCTCGGTCGGCACCCCCGGGGTATTGCGCGCGCTGGAGCTGGCGCATCGGCAGCATGGTCGCTTGCCATGGGCGAAGCTGTTTGAGCCGGCGATCAAACTGGCCGAGCAAGGCTTTGCGATTTCCCCGCGTCTACATTCGCTGCTGACTGCCGATCCACTGATACGCCAGTCGCCAGACATGGCTGCGTACTTCCTGAATGAGGATGGCAGCGTCAAAGCTGTCGGCACACGCCTGCAAAACCCGAAGTTGGCCGCCGTGTTCAAACGCATCGCCAGCGAAGGTGCCGATGCGCTGTACAAAGGTCCGATCGCCGAAGAGATCGTCGCCAAGGTTCAACAGCACGCCAACCCCGGCAGCCTGTCGCTGAACGATTTGCAGCGTTATCAGGCCAAGGAGCGCGCGCCGCTGTGTACCGACTACAAGCGTTGGCAGGTCTGCGGCATGCCGCCACCGTCGTCAGGCGGGATCGCCGTGGCGCAGATTCTCGGCACGTTGCAGGCGCTGGAGACTCGCGATCCACGCCTGTCGCTGACCCCGCTCAAACCAGTGAACAGCAATAGGCCGGCCGGCATGGAACCGGCGCCGCAAGCGGTGCATCTGATCGCCGAGGCTGAACGTCTGGCCTATGCCGACCGTGCGCAATACGTGGCCGACACCGACTTCGTCCCGGTGCCGGTCAAAGGGTTGCTCGATCCTGCCTACCTGGCCAGCCGCGCCAGCCTGATCGGCGAGCGCAGCATGGGCAGCGCCAAACCGGGCACACCGCCGGGCGTACAGGTTGCCTATGCACCGGACCGCTCGCCGTTACGCATCTCCACCTCGCAAGTGGTCGCGGTGGATGACCTCGGCGGCGCCGTGTCGATGACCACCACCATCGAAGCCGCGTTCGGCTCGCACCTGATGGTTCAAGGTTTTCTGCTGAACAACCAGATGACCGACTTCTCGTTCATCCCCGAAGAGAACGGGCAGAAAGTCGCGAACCGCGTCGAACCGGGCAAACGCCCACGCTCGTCGATGGCGCCGACGCTGATCTTTGATCGCAACACCGGTGAATTTGTCGCCACGGTCGGCTCCCCCGGCGGCTCGCAAATCATCGAATACGTGGCGAAAACCACCATCGGCCTGCTCGACTGGAACCTCGATGCACAAAGTGCGATCAACCTGCCCAACTTCGGCAGCCGCAATGGCCCGACCGAACTGGAACAGGGGCAGTTCAGCCCGGCGCTGATTCAGGCACTCAAGGACAAGGGCCACACGGTCAGCGAAATCGACATGACCAGCGGCACCCAGGCGATCGTGCGGGTGAAGGATGCGCAGGGCAAAGCGACATTGACGGGGGGTGCCGATCCTCGGCGTGAGGGAGAGGCGTTGGGGGATTGA